ACGAAGTGAAATAGTCAATAGTTTTCGAAAAAAATTATCCCCAAGGTTATTCTACTTTGGGGATTTTTTATATCTTTGAGATATGAAAACGAAAGCACCATACGAAATAACATCAAAAGCGATTAAAGGATACGATGAGTCAAAAATCGCTAAATCTGAGACTAATGATTGTGTTGTAAGAGCATTCGCATCAGCGTTTGACATTTCATATGACAAGGCGTGGAAGATTATCGCTGAGAAATTTGGTAGAAAACCAAGACAGGGGACTTATGGTACTTTTGCAACATTAAATAAGTTGGCTGAAGCTCGTTATACTTGTAATTACAAGAAAATTAAACCAATTGGTAAATCATATGGTGAGTTACATTACGATGTTAAAGTAAAAGGTGAGGTCGTTAAAAGAAAAATGACTGTGGGGACATTCATTAAGAAATACTCTGAAGGAACTTTCTTCATTATCGTTAGAGGTCACGCATTCACAATCAAGAATGGTGTTGTTATCGGTAACTACGAAGACGCAATAAAATTGAGAAAAGAAATATATTTCGCATATCAAATTAAATAAATTATGAAGGTATTATTTTTAGACCACGATGGGGTAATCTGTTTATCAGATGAGTGGGGTGGACGTTTTAAGAAAAAAGGGTTTGATAGTAATCCTGAAACACCGTTGGATATCCGAATGGATAACTTCAACGTTAAAGCAGTTAAGGTATTAAATAACATTATAGATATTACAGGATGTGAGATTGTAGTATCCTCAGATTGGAAATTACAAGGACCTTTATCACAAATGATTGAAATGTACATCACTCGTGGTATAAAACCCCCAATTGATTATACACCAAATATGAAGGATTTTGATGAGGGTGGTCATCACTTATTAAAAACCGCTAATGATTACGAAGGAATTCGTGTTAATGAGATTAATGAGTATTTGAAGAATCATCCTGAAGTGACACATTGGGTTGCGGTTGATGATATGGATTTAAGTGCGTTGAATAATTTTGTCATCACTAAACGACCTCATCGTGAGGGGATTAAACAATCAGGTATCAAAGATAAGATTATTGGTTTTTTAAGTTAAAGTGGTCTAAATTGACCACTTTAATTTTCTTCAGTCGGGGTGTTGTTATCACTCTTTTCTTTTTGTATTTTACTAATCATCCATCCCGCAACCGCAAACTCGGCAGCCGACCATAGTAAAAATTCACCCATACTTAATGTTGAATGTTTTTCTAATAAAAAGAAAATCATACCCCATTGTGCAATCACAAACGCGATTCCTGATTCAATTCTTTTTTTAGAAAAGTAAGATGTTTTTGCTGAATACATATTCATTAATTCAGTGAAGAACCATTTGATTTTTTTCATAACTGTTTTTATTGATAAATATCGAGCATTAAAAAAGGGGAATGGTAGCGAACCTTCCCCTTTAAGTGTTACCGAAACGGTAACGGTCCTAACTGGATTTCTTATTTACCTTTTAACAGGTTTTTAACAGGTTTAAACATTGTTTTAAATATTCTTTCGCTCTAACCGATGGTGTTAACTCATCTTCACGACTTTGTAGATTAAGAACTCTCTCAATATCTTTAACTAATTCAGTTCCGTGTTCGTGTTCTTTATAAAGTTCAATCACTTTATCCATCGCTTTATGACAATTACCTGTTGTTTCGTCATAATAGTTTTTATTTCTGAATCCATTCAAGTGATTCATCATTTCATAAGATAAATGAGAACCACCATCTTTAATATCCTTAAATAATCTTATATTATTAAGAATACCTAAAGTATCAACCATAGAATTCACACCATTTTGTCTTTTATATACACCTGGGGAATAAGTAGTTGTATCATTAACCCCACCAACAATATCCTCCAATCTAATAACATTGTTAGCTAAACATCTTGGTTTTTGTTCTTCCTCTTGTTCACCATTCGAAACTTGTTCCATTATTTTTTTTCGAATAACTCTTCATTTAAAATATATGGATGATGAGAGTAGGAAACAAGACTTGGAAACAAATATTTATGGGAAATGTGGCAGTGAAATGTCTTGTCTTGGGAATGTTCTTCAATCCTTTTGGGTTCGATGCGGTTCAATATTATCTTTATACTCTAACAGGAAGTTTAATGAAGGCAAATTTAATTTTATATTGCGTTTCGGGATTCTTCTTTGGATTATATTTCTTATTCAAAAATCGTTCTAAGTAAAACTTCACAGTTTTAACTCAAAACGATTCTTCATTATTTCTAACTTATCTTCAGGAACATTGTGTTGATTGACCCCACCATGTCTATTTTCAACTACAATTGAAAACACTGTAAATCCGAATTCTTTTGCCAATTCGTAATAAACATCCATTTCCCATTCTTGTGTGAATGTATTTGCAACTGCGATTCGTATAGGTGTCATTCCTCCATTAGCGTTCTTCATTGATATTCTAACTTGGTTTTGACACCAAGCGTGAGCATCCTTTAATTTAAGAGGATTGAATTTATATTCATTACCTTCCATAAAGAACATATCCGCCTCAAAATAAATCGCCCCAATAGATTTTGCTAACGTTGATTTACCCGCTCCAGGTAAACCTCTCAAAAGATATAAAATTTTTCCATTCATAAGTCAAATGTAGTGATATTTATAATATAAAACAACAAATCATGGATATTAAAAAAATAGTTCTTGATGTATTATCAGAATCAAAGAAAAAGAAGAAAAAAGATGATAGATGTGTTAGGTTAGCCAAACAAAAATATGATACTTGGCCATCGGCATATGCGTCAGGGGCCGTAGTTAAATGTCGTCAAGGTAAAATTTGGAAAGAAGAAGTTGAATCACTTGATGAAGCGACTAAAACAGATTATAGTAAAGAAAAAAAATCAGGATTACACGGATGGTTTTCAAGACAAGGTGGAAAAGGTAAATCTCAAGGTTGGGTAGATTGTAACACTTGTAGAACAGATTCAAATGGTAAAAAAACTTGTAAATCTTGTGGAAGAAGTGAAGGTGAAGATAGGTCAAAATATCCAGCATGTAGACCAACACCATCGGCTTGTGGAACTAAAGGTAAAGGTAAAAAATGGGGTAAAAAAACTAAAATGAGTGTAAAGGAAAACGTAAAAGTTTCAAAAGATTTACAATATCATTTAGAAAATGAAATTACTCTATCTGAAAATGTGTTCAGAATATACTCAGAAAGATTTTTTAAATTAATCAATGAAGTTCGTTCACTTTATAATAGAGATTTGATACGTTTAAATGAAGATGATATTTGGATTGTTGAATCTAATTTAGGTAAAAAGGTTCTTCTTGAAAATGGTGATGAGGTATATCTTGATGCTCCCATTTATGAGGATGATATGGAAGATATTTTGTCTGAAGCAATGCACCGAGGTAAAAAGGTAAAATTAGGTAGTCCATTTAGAACACCAGGTGGTCCTAAGAAATTTGCCGTGTATGTTAAGACACCAAAAGGGACAGTTAAGAAAGTAACATTTGGGGACCCCAATTTAAGAATTAAAAATGCTAGTAAAGGTCGTGCTAAATCATTTAGAGCGAGACATAAGTGTGACCAAAAGAAGGATAGAACAACCGCAGGATATTGGAGTTGTAATGTGTCAAGATATCGTAAAAAATTAGGATTAAAATCTTCAAGAAGTTGGTAATATGAATGATAGTGAAATAAAAATAAAAACCTTAATCGAAAAACTAATTGATTCGGTTTATAAAACCTCAGACTTAAAAACTACAAAACCTGAAGTTGAATTAGTTCAAAATGTATTAAATGGTAAACAAACAGATGATAAACCATATTTTGATGTTTATATAAACACATTTACAAGAACTGAAAATAATTTTGATTTTTACATCTTCAAAAGAAAATTAGAAAAAAGAATAAGTGTTGTATTTGGTCGTAGAATTACTCTAAGATTATTTTTTGATACTATAATCCCAAAAAACTTTCACGTTTTAAAAGATAAGGCAAATCAATATAAAGAGGAACTTCAAGAGGCGGTTAATGAATATGTTAATAGACAAAGAACAATTGGTAATGATATTAGTATTACTATTAATGATGTTAGAGTTATTAACACTAATTGGGTTGGGGGTAATCGAATGAGTTTTAATGTTTTTGCAACTTGCGAAAACAAATCAAATAAAGAAGAGATACTAAGAGTTGATGATGCAACAATTAGGAAAGATTTAAACAGGATTTGTACTGGACTACTTGGACACGAATATCAAGACGGAGTAATTTCAGGATATAGTTTAGAAGTTGATTTTATTAAAAACGAACCAAGTGAAATCAATGAGAGTAAGATGGTTGATGTTAAAGATTTCATTAAGAAAAACACTGATAAGATAAAAGACACATTTAAGGAAGAATTAAAGAATTCTAGTGATGATGCTAAAACAGCGTTTAAACATTTAATTACAAAGAAAAAAGACTTATCAAAAGAAGAACGTGAAGATATTTCAAAAGAATTAAAACAAGTATTCAAGAGAACCGCAAAACGTTTAGGTATGGCTAGTTTATTTATATTACCGGGTGGGACTATATTAGTTATCTTACTTAATTTATTTACAAAGAAAAAGGATGTACCATATGATGAAACAATAACTGAAAATAAAAAGGTTAGAGTGTTTTCAGAAAGTGTTGAAACCGATGAATTAAAATGGCATAGAGACCGTGAGGATAGATTAGTTGAAATTATTGAGAGTGAAGGGTGGGAATTACAATTTGATAATGAATTACCATTTAAATTGGAAAAAGGGATGAGTGTAATCATCCCCGAAGGTGTGTATCATAGAGTTATTAAAGGAACAGGTAATCTAAAAGTATCAATAACTATATTAGACTAATTCAACTTTCTCTTCAATAATCTTATTGATTTTATTTTTAACTCTGTCACTTATTGGAATTGGTGAACCCCCATCGTCTATTCGAACAAAAGTCATATTAGTTTTTAAAACTAACTCTTGTTTTCCTGTATAAACATTGTGAGACCTTGCCTCCATATAAATCGTAATTGAAGTATTACCAATTTTAGATGGGTAACCATATATCTTCAATAATTGATTTTCTTTAGCCGGTTTTTCAAAATTACATTTGTCTATTGAGACTGTAACCATTCTTGGGGTATCACATAATTGCATTGCGTATCCTGCCGCCGCTGAGTCAATCCATTTAAGTAACGAACCACCAAATAAATTACCGTGAAATCCTAAATCGGACTTTTTAATTGGATGACTTGAAATTAATTCCATAAAAAAATAAAAGAGGTTAAGTTTAATACCATATTCGGTATTTATAAGTATATTGAAAT